CGTATGTCAGTGGGTCGGATGAAGTATATCGGGATAGAGTGCTGCTCATATACAATAAGTAGTTGTTCGCCAAAAGAAAAGACCGGTCCTTTTGGGACCGGCCTTTCTTGGAAGAATGTCTATACAGTGATAAGATTAGGCAGCTGCCAAAATCTTGACGAAGGCCGACTTGCGACCGATACGGGCATCGCGGAAGGTGCTCAACAGGTGACCCGAAGAGAGCGAAGCCGCGTAGAGCTGATCCAACTTCTTATAGAAGTAGGCACCATTACCGAACTTGGCGATGCGATACTGATTCAGGTTACCGAATACAGCAACGCAGGTGCCAGTTGTAGAAGCAGCGGTGGCCGGCGTAGAAACGACCCGGTATCCCATGATATACGGAACGTTATTGACGAAGGTGACGATATTCAACGGCTTGCCGTCGGTGGCGACCATTCCAGCCATTGCGGCCAGGAACGTATCCGTTGCGACGAACACTGCACCAGCGCGATTCTCTGCCGGAACAGCGTAGATCGCATCGGTGAGTTGCTTGATGACAACGGAACCGGAGGTCATAGTGACACTCTTGGTGGAGAGTGCGCCATCCATACCAGCACCATGCGCAAGACCAAGAGGCTGATTGACACCGGAACCGGTCCAGTAAGCCTCTTCCTGCTTGCGATAGATAGCGTCAGCGAAGGTCGCGACGAAATCTGCAACGAAGTCCTCACCGGTGGCGGCCGCAAGACGGTCGGTCACCTTGCCGATTGCGCCAAGGGCGAACGGCTTGAGGTCAATGGAAGCGGTGGAAGGATCGTTCGGGGTAATCGGCTGACCCTCGGTGATCCAGTCGGCGGTGGCCGAAAGGAAAGCTGGATACGATGCGAAACCAGTCAATGACTTGGCACCAGCAGCAGCTTCAACACCTGGGAGAGCGGCGATTACAGCGCGAATGGCGTTGTCGATCTGCGTCGGAACGAGAACACCGGAACCGATGGCCAGGTCGCGCTTTTCCATATACGCACCGTTGAGAACATGGCTACGGAATTGCTCCAACGTATCATCTTTCTTGCTACCAACAGCGGGAAGAACGCGGGTCTCAACGACGGTCTCAACGTTCTTGCGGAGATCAGCCGCCCGCTGTTCGCGAACGATGTCTTCACCGATGGTCTTGATGTCAGCTTCGATCTTGTCAAAGCTGGAGCGCTCTTCCTGAGTGAAGGCGCGATTCTCATTCTTTGCCTTGGCAACAATTGCTTCCAACTGGCCCAAAGCCTCATTCTTTTTGTCAATAAGGGACATAATTTATCCTTTGATGTTTGGTTGTTTAGATTTGAGCCAACCGGATGCGTCGGCTGAAAGTTTCGTAGAAGTCGGAAAGCATTGCTGACCGTTGCTCCGCAGAAAGTGTATTCGTTTTTGCCATCTCCATAGAGCGAACGGCCAATGACGTATCTGGATACGCCGGGAAGGTTACTGGACTTACCTCAAAGAGATCAACATCAAGCAGTTCGCGCCGATTTGGGGTGGAACTGAAATCCCACTTGTCCTTGCGCGTAATGAAGCCGAAAGACATCTGCGACAGATCGCCTCTGGAGATCATCTCCTTGACATAAGGGCCCTTTCCAGTGTTCGGAAGACGCAATGACATGCGCAATCCCCTGTCATCCACCGTAAGTGTCAATGTCTTGGATACAGTACGACCAAGAAGTTCGCTGGAATCATGATTGAACAGAGCGCGAACATCTGGATTTTCGGTGAGAGTGCGGTTGAAAGCCTCAGGATTGACCGTCTCAATGAACCCGCCTAGGTCCAATGAATCCTTGTTGAATACACTTGCGTATCCATCAATGTAGGAAGAACCATCAGCATCTGCGCGAATCTCAACTTTGGTGAAGTTGTAAATACGTTTCTCTATGTTCATTATCAAATAAGTATGGTTACTGCGGTTGATTTTGATCGTTTTTATCGGTAGGACCAAGGTTTAGCGGAGTGCGAAGCAGGTCTCCACCATCAATCTTTGGATACCCGGCGATTGCCCGCATCTCATTGATTGTAAAAAGACCAGCCGCAATACCCTTGGACATGAAGTTCATCTGCGCAGTTGAGTCCAATCGCATCAGTTTCGTCTCATCAAAGCCAAACGTATAGATTTCGCGCTCCGTTTCTGTCAGCAACCGCAAATTCAACGCCGCTTCCCATCGTTCGCAGATAGGACGGATACAACCAGTAAGGAATCCGATTGCTTCAGCTTCTACACTTGCGGCAGGCTTACGGTCGCTGGTGATATTCAGCATATACGCTGGAATATCAAACATTGCGGCAATCTCCGACTGCTTGAAGCTATAACTCTGTAGAAATTGCGCATCTTCGGGGCTGATATTCACCTTATGATCGGCAAACGTAAGTCCATTCGTCAATACAAGCGTTCCGCTAGCCTCATTGAAGTTTTTGGCAAGAGCGGTCTTCTGCGTAGCTGTAAGATCGGCCGCTGTAGTAAGAACATTGGTAACCTTGGACGTATTCTTTGCAACTCTACGGCTGGAATTTACCATATCTACAGCGGCAGCGAATACACTTTCCTTGGCTAGAGATATGACAGATTGACCGACAAGACCGTCAAGAGAGTAGTTTCGGACATGCAACATGGAATCTACATCAAGTTTCAGCGACGTAGGCTTGCCATTGATTAGTCCTGAGATATTATAGATGATACGATTGTCTGCGCCGCGGGTGATACTGACATTGGAAGCTGGAATTGGAATGAGTTCTACAATACGGCCACCGTTGTTACGGACAATCTGCGCATATGCATTGCCGTTGTAGTCGTAGTTCAGCATCTGATAATGCAGCCAATCAACGGTGCTCATCTCATTTCCGGCATATGGAGAACCGGCGAACAACTTGCTCAACGGATGATTGGGTTGCGGCTCATCAATACCGTCAGGCGTCTTCTTATAGATCATCAACGGCAATGATGCAATAGTGGATGCCCGCTTGTTGGTGCAAGTGATGACAGATGACAATGTAGTCGGGTCAATATAGACCGTCTCATCGCCATCCTTACCTTGTCCGTAGTTGATGCTGACAGTCGGCTCAACCGACCGCGTTTCCGATTTTCCAAAAAGTCTGCGCAATGAAATATCCATATAGAATAAGTAGTTATCAGACCGTAATCTTTGGCAGGGTGAAGAAGCAGTCAAAGGAGTCTTCACTTAGCAGGTCTTTCATATACAATGCCAGCACCGTAGCCATGACGCCGTCGATCTTGGACCTGCTTTTCAACTTGTCCGGTCGAACATTGCCATTTGCGTCCTTCCATAGAACGGCATTGATGACATTCCAACGCATGCAAGGATTGCCTGTATGCACCAATTTTCCATTACGTATCAGCTTTTCAAAGTCCTTGGTAGGCTCAGATATGACCTTCCAGTTGGTTCTGGCGGTTGTTACATGGACATTTTCGGTGGCAAGTCGCTTGGCGAAGTCGCGACCCTCAAAGAGATAGTCCAATGCAACCGTCTTTATTTGATACTTGCGGCCGAATTCTATGATCCAGTTGGTGATTTGCTCATGATCGGTGGTCTTTCCCTGAGTGGTAAGCAGATGTCCATTACTCACCCAACCTATATAGTCTGCCTTGTTCCTCTTACCCATCTCAGCGATACTGAAGTCGGGGATGAAGAAGAATGGAAAGATATATGTCTTGTCATCGCGTTTGAACACCGCCGTTATGGCTGTAAGATCGTCTCCAGCTGACAAGTCGCAACCCAAAACGCATTCTTTGCCAGCGAATTCCTCTATGGATACAGATGGATCGGCGCAAGCCATCCAGTCATCGTCGCTGATCCAGATTGATTCTGCGTTGGCCCAGATGCAAAGATATAGTGTCTTGAACGTAACTTCATAACTAGGAAGCTCTCTACAACGGTTATACTCATCTTCCAGATATGTAATCTGCACCGTCTTGCCAAGCGACGGGCAAGCCTTGTACCAGTTCTTCGGGTCTTTCCAGTCGTCGCCTTCGTCCAAAGTAAAGATACGGCTGAGGAAACGCGGATCGGTTCTCATACCTTTCTTTACATTGATGGCATATTCATGGATCGTATAACAAAAGCTATTCCGATTGGTTCCAGCGGTGGTGAATGACATGATCAGCGGCTGCCGTCTTGCACCCATTGACGATTTCAATACATCATACATCTCACCATCCTCAATCGTATGCAGTTCATCATACAATACGGCATGCAAGTTCATACCATGCGCAGAACCAGCTTCTGCCGCGATACATTTGTAGATGGACTGAGTCTTCGGATACAGAATTGCATACTTCTGCACCTCCAGTATTGACGACAACGCCGGCGACATATGCACCATCTTTGCCGCCATCGAGAAGATGATACGCGCCTGTTCTCTGGTCTTCGCAACAGATACGACCTGAGCGCCGTATTCACCATCTGCAACAAGCATATAGAGAGCCAATGCTGCGCCAAGGGAACTCTTTCCCTGTTTGCGGGCAATTTCTATATACGCTTCCCTGTATTGACGAAGTCCATTGTCATCCAACGTTCCAAACAGTTCGCCGATGAATTCCTTCTGCCAATCCAATAGAATGAACGGCTTGCCAGCCCACTGACCTTCTATATGGACGCAGAATTTTTCGATGAACGACACTACATGAGCTGC